CATTTTCTGCGAGTTCAGATATTAATGCCGGGTGATCGAGTGTTCCGTCCTCTTTTATGTCCAGGCTGATATCATAAATCAGGGATGAAACTTCAGCATCAGAATTGCCCTGTTGAATAATAGCGGAGACAGCAAGTAAAATCCCGCCTTTTTCATCATCGACCGCAATGTCCATTTGATCAAAGGAATCCACCAAATCAATGTAAATCTTAAATACTGCAAGGACTTCTTCTTCGGCTTGGGTTCGTGCGCTGGTAATGGTTTGCTCTTTATCTACAACTAGATATTTAATCCGGTTATACGAAAGGGTAGTCAGCAGGTTTACAATGATTTTTGAAGACACGCTCAAATCAGAATATGCTTTCAATGTGATTTGTGAGCCTGATGGTTGCCCTGTGTTCTCCACAAGATAGTATCCTGAAACCGTTGTTGACACATACGGTTGAGTGAATGTGCTGCCGATATCAAATTTACCAAACCATCCCTCTGTTGAAGTAGGAAAATAATCACCCGCCGGTTCCATATTGGAATCAACGGGTCCAATTCCGACTGTGCTGCCGGGTTGCATCGGCCCCTTTTGCGCTCCGCAGTTAGAAGCAGTGTAAGTTATGGCAGCGTCCGCTGTTGGGTCTGTTGTCGTGCCTGCTCCTGTATCAGTCGTTGTACCTGCCTCGTCTGTGGTGCTGCTACTTGACCCGCACCCGGCAAGAAACAGGATAATTAAAATCAAAAGTAGTTTTTTCATGTAATTGACTCCGCTTTTTGTTGGCGTTCAGTTTCAAGTGCAATGTATTCCTCTTCAGTCAGACTTGTTTCAATTTCAAGAGCTTTTTGCCTGATATGTCTGATTATTTTCCAATCTGTGTCAGTGAGAAATTGCCTTGCTGTTTGATTGGCTGATTCTTGTTGGTGTGCTGCCATCATCTCGTCTGTCCATAACGCAATATCCGACCCTGTTGGTTCCGGGTGTGTTTCTTCAGACCACTCAATAACCCCGCCACGAATCACAAAATCAACATTTCCGAGTTTCCAAATTATTACTGATGCAATGTCCATTTTTCCTCTCTTGTAGTTATACCGCAGTTGCTACAACTGTTACGCTCCCTTGCGATGGGTTTGACCCGGTAGCAATGCCCTCAGTATGCGTTCTGATTACATCACCAATTTCCAAAACACCTTCCCATGATGTGTATTCAGAGTTGTTCGCTGCCGCTTGACGATCAATTACCATTCTATCAGCGACAGTTATCGTGCTGATTCCAGTTGTTAACTGTGTTGAGTTTTTTGATATTCCATACTGTGCTGCACTGTTCGCATGTGACCCGAATGTTATATGTAAGTTGCACTTCATATTTGCTGTAACAGTGAACCCAAGCGTTGCAGAATTATCTACCGTTACAACAACATCATCCGAAGCATCCACCTCAGTTGTGAATTTCTGAATCTTTGTACTGCTTGACCCATATCCATTAACTACTTGCCAAAATGCCTTGGTTACAATTGCGGAAGTAAATGACAATTTATTCACAAATCCATAACAACTAGACCCGCGAATTAAGTTCGGAATACTGGAAACATTAATATCAAAAAAACATTCATCACCAAACTCAAGATTATAAGACCCGTTTGCCAGTGTAATGCTTGGATCAGATATCACCCGCAGGCGGTCATAGGTGCTTAAATCAAAATCAGCCGTCAGCAAATCCAGGCCGGTGATATACACCCGATCCCCATCGCTCAACGTGACCGCTGCACCGGCTGAATCGCGGAGGGTCTGGTCTGATGATTGGTATTTGCATGTACATTGATCCAGGGCGAGCTGTGCAGCGGTCCCGATAATGTGGTCCGTCTTGAGTTCAAAGAGGGCTTGATTGATATACTCGAAAGGTTCCTGAGTCGCTGAGAATCCCGTTGCCCGTTTCGCTGATGGTATCGTTGACCGCTGATCAGGGTCTATTCCAAAAAATTTATTATCCATTAAACTACACTCCCAAATGTGCCGCCTGATGTTGGTGTTGCTGCGCTAGACCAGCCGAGTGACGGGTCTGGTAAATCTGATAGGCCGATGAATGCGAATGCTCCGCTATCTTTTGAAATCGTGCAATCAAGCTCAATTCCCCCCGCTCGAATCTTCTGCATTGCCGCGTTGATGTGAGTTGTTTCGACTGCCGTGGGGTCGTCAACCTCTGCATTCATAATAACGGTGCATGGTCTGAGCCGCGTATATTTAACGCGGGTTGCGTCGGTGTAAGCCGCGTAAGCCTGGATTAATGTTTCAGGTTCTCCACTTTTAGCTTTCTTGGTGTATGAAGACCTGACCGCTGCCCGATATGGTTCATCCCCAAGACCGTTCCGGAGTTCCTGAAAGACTAGACCGAGGCCATCGATCTGAACACCTTCGGCCCCGTCGATGTGCCTTTTGTCGCGGAAATCCACAATCACGGCTTCCAGCAGTTGCAACCGGTCCACGAATAGCGCAATTAATTTGTCAAAGTTCGTCTTGCTCTTGAAAAACTCAACCTGCCTGGCTTTGGCCTGAGTGGTGTGGTCTGTGATGGTGGCAAACATTGCTTCTGACATAATCCCTCGTTTTTCTTTCTATTTTAGCATGCTGTTGAGGGGTGTCAAAAACCTAGATAGCCGCCCCGTCAATCGTCCCGGTAATGTCTGAGCTGTCAGCCGTTGCGATTTCGTTGGATGCAATCACAACTTCCGTGTTGGTGACCGGTGCTGCAGATCGATCACAATACATCGTAATTGTCTTAATTCCCGCGATTGCTCCGATTGCTGCCATTAAGTAAGGCATGGACTTCACGTTTTGTCCGGCGGTGATGTCATCGTAAAAAGCCACGATTGCAGCGAGAAGGTTTGTTTTGCCGTTCGCCGTGTCCCAAATCGTTCCTTCAAGCGGGTCTGAGTTGGTTGTGATTGTCAGGGCGTGATACATCGGGACTTCAGTCAACCGGGAGAATTCAATTGTGTGATTGATTCCCTGGCTGTCTACATGAACGACGGGGGTTTGATTTCCGTATGTCTCAACTCCCCCCGCTTTATTCTCGAATATATTCTCGCAGATATCTGCAGGAGTTCCACCGGCTACCAGGCACTCAATCGAATAGGGTGGTCGCCCGTCACCGTCTGTCACGCCCGTCGGATTCTCGTAAACAACCGAGCTGGTGACAGAGGTTACATTTAAAAGAGCCGCCTGAATTGCCTCGATAGTTGCGGACCCTAAGAGAGCCAGAGACGCTTCTCGTCGGGCTCTAAAAACCGCGTCTGTTTCTTCAAGCCTGCCTGTTGAGGCGTCGAGCAGATTTTCGACAGTATCCCAACCGGTGATCGGGTTTTCGATTACGGTCAGGGTTCCAGAGAGTGCTTGTATTGCGTCATATTCAACAGACTCGGCTTCAACTGCCGTGGCCTCGTCCATTGCGAGGGCAGTGGTGGTGGTGGCTGGTGTCGCGGGGGAATTGGCAACCGTGTAGGAAAAATTAGTTGTATCAATGACCGTGACTTGAGCTAATATATTGTAATCAGTTTGAACCGCACCGGTAACAAAAACATAATCGCCAGTAGTCAGGCCGTGTGTTGTACTGGTCGTGGCCGTTGCTGTGGTACCTGATCGAGTGATTCCAGAGATCGTTTTATTTGCAATACTTCCGAGGGTCACTGCGGTTATTAACTGGAAATAATCACCGGCCAGGACAACTGAAACGGTGGAATCTTTTGCAATCACGGTCCCAGCGGTTCCGGCACAATAGAGAGTGACTGTCGATTGAAGCGGGTTTTGACGGACATGGCCGGTCATAGCGTAGGCTTTATCTTGAGAAACACCCCCGGCTGAATCGACATATTGACCGTTATAGATAGCCTCAAGAGCTTCCCATATCAAGTCCTCACGGTCTGACATTATGCCTATAAGTTTTCCTTCTGGCGAGTCATCATCCAATATAAATGCATCCCCGAAGGAGTCTTTAAAATCATCCTGGAGGTCGCTTTTTATGTCGGCCAGTCTTGCCCTGGTAAAGCCCGTTGACGTCAATCCTGTTGTCATATTGTCAGCCGTATATCTGCATCAGTGATAGGCATTCCAAACACCGTAATCGCCTTAAATGTCACTTCAAGTTGCCGGTTGTCTCCGAATACAGCAGAGAACGAAATCAGCTTATCAATACCCTGAGTGCTTAAAATCGCCTGTTTGAATTGTGAGGTCAGCTCGATATCAACTTGCTTTTTGCCGAGAATCGACCCGAAATAATCAAGACCCTCATTGAGATCAAGGAACCAATTGCCCTTGACTAGATTGAGCCTTACCTGCAGTTGGGTCTTAATTGCTTGGACATCTGAGACAATAACGAGCCGACCGCTTTCAATCGCAATATCCCCGGTGGCGTCGAGCTTGAATGTCTGATAGGTTGCCATTAGTTTTTAACTTTACAGTACCAGCCAGAAACGCCTTTTTTTCCTTCGCATGGGTCTGCTTTTTTGATCGGTATCGAACTACAGGCCGTGACTAATGCAACGATTAAAACAATTAAAAATAGTTTTTTCATGCTATGCTCCCTGTTCCGGTTCCGGTTAGAGTGTCAGGTGTCGCGACGACTGTTGAGACCGTCCCGGCTTTTACATAAGTATCGATTGCGTCTGCTATGGCTTGAGCTAGTGTTTGTTCTTCTGGTTGCAAGCCCTGCCCGTGTGCCGCCGCGAATGCGTTTTCTATTGCTGTTTTGAGTGTCGCTTTGTTTAGTGCCATTATGCTTTCAGTGTTCCGAGATCAGCTTGAAGCGTTGCCAGATCAGTTAAAATTTTTGATAATGTTCCGCTTGAGCTTGTGCCTGGGGAATCAACCGAACCTTGAAGCAATGTTAAAAGCTGATCAAACATGTCCAACAGTTCAACGCTACCGTTTCCGATTCCTAGTTTCTCACCTTTTTTAACAAGTAGCTCATTAACGCTGTCGTCTCTAGTTCCGTCAAACGGCTTTCCTTCCGGGTATCCACCCAGCAAAGCATAAGCGTCTGAGAGATCATGATTCCGGTTTTCTGACGGGTAAACCGCATGTCCTGAACCTGAAAGCCAATCGTCAATCGACCTTTCCGCTACTATTACAGTCACTATATCACCCGCCGCTACCTTTGGGAAAAAACCGCCTGATTGTGTCCGGGGAAAAACGATAGGGACATCTTGAAGATTCGCAAGAGTAACCGCTGACTCCCCCCTGAATTTCACTTTTAAAAGTGGGGTGATGACTGCCAGGTCTGTTGATGAATCATACTCGACAACTTGCCCAGGAAAGCATGTGTGGACCCCTTTAATCTTTTTGAGCCAGTAAGCGTCCAGAACGTCCAGCAAACTAGGGTCTTCTGTTATTTCGGAAACTTCACCCATTATAAGACCGGAGTTATATTTTCAACAGGAAACAGGCAAACAAGATTAGAAACAAACTCTCCCTCTCTACTGTCTCCGCTGTGTGTGACTTTCTCAATAACGTATTCCCCACCTTTTCCGAGTGCGTCGATTGTCTTGGATTTGATATTGATCGGACTTCCCGATCTCAATTCAGGCATTAAGAGAGTCTTAATATTGACCCCCGTGTTCGTGGTTTCAGGTGTTTCAAGTAAGCCGTTTGTTGGCGTAAGATAAACTTTGGGATCTCCATTTGACATGCCAGGTGGTGTGACTTTGATTCCTTTTTCATCAATGCTGATTGATAGCTTACCGGCAAATTTATCGTTTATTTTCTGAATCACATCGCTGAGTGATCCTATCAGGGATTGAGCCTTCTTCGTTTTGCTGCTGCCGAATATACTGTCAATGTAGCCTTTAACCTCTTGCTTGATTCCAATCCCGTCGATTTCATCTAAAAGACTTTTTAGTATCGATTTATTATCTTTGCCCGCGTTGAATGTCTTATTGATATTACTATTTGATAAAGCCTCAATGCCAGTCATCCCCTCGATACTCGTTATCCAATCAGGACCGACTTTTGCGTTAATGGCTTGCACGATATCACCCTTGAAAACCTGTTTTGGGTTGTCTCCATATCCCGCCATCACTTCCACCGTCCCGCCGTATGCTTGCCGGTTAATGTCAAACTTCCAAGACACATTCCCTCTGTGCGTTGGGTTCATGTTGAAAATCATAATCTTTCCGGTGTTCGGCTCAACTCCTGACTGTTTCTGAACTTGAAAGGTTATCTTTAAATCGGAGACAGTGAAAGGACTCCCCTTTTTTGGTACAAAATTAATGGTTGCTCTTCGCTGCCAAAATTCATTCATCTGTATATTGCAGGATTACCCTGTCCCCCCATGTTTCTTTTGTGGGTTCTCTATCTAGGCCGTCAAGGTCTGAAATTGTAAGCTCACCAGGCGGAACGTCCAGATGATGAAACTGCTTTAAAAGATCAATTCCGCCAACCACGCGAACACCGGTCAGCTCGTCCCCGACATCCATCACCCACGAATCCATTCTCCGGTTGTAATTAAACCTGAATCTATAATTCACATCTTCCAACTCAACTTCCTGGGTGTAGTCGAAAAGAGTGTTTGACACTGGTATCGTGTAAGTTGTCATACGACTGCCACATTTCCGCGTGATATGGTTGAGAAAGCCGAGTGTTCGGTATCTTCAGAAGTCAATGTCCTGCCTGACCCATCAGAGACAGATGCAACGATTACTTCAATCAATGATGCTGTAAACCCGATCTTGTGCCCTGAATTGTCCCGCTTAGCCGAGAGGGACTCAAAGACCATGTTTTCATAAACCCGAAGACCGGTTGTGATTCTGAGCCGTTTCTTTTTCTTCTTTAGTTTTGACAGCTTGTCGTATTGGTTTTTTGATCTCCCTTTTGTGGCCTCTGCCTTATCATATAACGGATTCAGTAGAGAGATAGGCGTGTCAGTGATCAGACCCTCGATATCGAGTTTATCAGGCATTGTGGTCACATGGTCAGCGACTAGTGACCCCGATTCGACCGGGTTCTGTGTTACAAGGTTTTCTTCTGTCAGGTTCTCTGTTATGACAACATCAATCTCGAATTTAGTGTCATCGCTTGCCGGGCCAACAGCTTCGGCAAAATTCCGGAGAAGTGATTTTTGTTGTTCTTCGTCCGGGTCCATGACTTCAACATAAGCCCTCGATGTCGATGGAAGGAATAAGCCGTCAAAAAATCCCATTACGGACCTCCTGTGGCCATATTGTTAGATCCCTTGATCCATTTCATGACAGTACCAAGAGGAGACTGCCTCACCCCGTCAATTACAGCATTTTTGACATCGTTTGCTGTTGCTGAAACGCCGCTGACTGTGACATTTACAACAGAATCGATTTTATTGCTGGCGCTTGACACAGCATTCGATACTGTATCAACCACTGTGCCGCCAATGAAATTTTCAGCGTCCCTGACCACATCTCCTATTGAGTCAAGGAAACCTTCAAACTTTTTATAAGTTTCAGACTCAAAAAAATTATTGAAAATTCGGCGTATCTCCGCAAATACATCTGATATCTTTACCTTCAGGTCTTCGAATAATCCCTTTAGTTCTTCCAAACCATCCTTTAGGCGGCTTTCGCCTGGATCAATGCTGTCCCAATCACCCTTGAATAGTTTTTTCCAGTTCTCCCATGCTTTAGTGAAATCACTTTCGATGCCGTCAGACCAGCCGCCTTCGCGGGTAATCCGCCATATATCTCTGTATTGCTGAATGAATTCATCGAGACCCTTTTTTAATCCAGGGAATTTTTTTAGTTGTGACCCGATCCAGGTATCTGCAGTTGGGTCTGTTATATATTTGTAAATGTCTTCAAAAATGAGAAATAACGCCGTCAATGCTACTGTCCAGAGCGCTATCTTTATAAATACAGGAGACAGGAACATCATTATCACTTTTGTAGCAGCAACCATTGCAGATGCAACTAGGGTTACCCCTCCCGCAATTGCGGCAAACTTGGCGGCAGTTTTAGCCAGGGGGGAATTCTGGAATCGAGTGAATAGATCATTGATAAATCCAAGGGTCTTGGCGAGAACGGGGTTCAGAAAAGAACCAATCGACTTTCCAAACTTCCTGAAGTTTCCCATTAGCATAGAGAATTGAACATCTGAATCCTTCAGGGACTTGGCGTAAAGCTCCTGCCTCCTGCCAGCGTTGGCCGTCAAGATATTCATTAGCTCGACTTTCCGGGCGTGGGTCGTCCATTTGCCATATTCACGACCCGAGAGGCGCAGTCTTTCAAGTTGCTGCTGAGTGACTAAGCCCAACTCCTGCATCTGTCCTGTGGCCCCTGACGCAACGAATTCAGCAAATCCCCTTGAAAGTTCTGCTGGTGTCTGGCTGACTATCGTTGCATATTCCTTCGTGGCTTTTAGGGTCTTGCCGAATAAGTCCGCATCGTTCGTGATCTTCTGGAATTCAACCCCTGCCTGCCTGAGTTGGGTCTGGTCGAATATCCCCGCTCTATTTCCCTTGACAGCGTTTTCAATTCGCCTGAACCCGTCAGACTTCGCAATCAGTTCAAGCTGTCGATTGGTCTTTTCGAATGTCTGCTCCAGGGTGACAGCCCACTGATTCAGCTTTGCAACTGCCAGCGTGTTAATGGTTTGCTTGAGACCGTCGAGGGTTTTAGTGAAGTCTTTCGCCCCTCTGTCATCGACCTTAAACCCTAATTTTGCAACCAGCTCGCGCAATACGGCCATTATTGATCCTGTTGGGCTAAGTATCCGTAAATGATTTCTGTATCAAGCAAAAGATTTGCTGTTAAAACGTCCGCAAATGACCAGTGTTCCTCGATCTCTCTAAGAGTTGCCTTTTGATTCATTACCACCCGCCAGCACAAAGACTCGTCCATATCGAGGCCGGTTTCTATGCCGTGGCTTGAATGAAAAGCGGCTCTGTGGGCTTCTCGGTTGCTGGTAATTTTTTTTTAAGTTCTGCGACCATTCCGCCAAAATTCAATTTGACAATTTCAACCAGCAGCGGGATATAATCCTCGTAATTATCCCCGAAATGCGTCTCAAATTGCTCAACCTTTTCAAGTCCCATTGGAGAAACAACACAACTCTGAATTGTTTCCCTGATGAATATCGGGGTTTCATCCGGGTCCAGCTTTTCAAGAATTCCGCCAATGATCCCGCCGATATCAATATCAGAGTCAAGAATGCTTCCTTGTCCGGTTATCAGAGAGTTCAGAGCGTCAGACGCCCCGCCAACAAGTTTTAAAAACTTGATTTTCAGTGTTGTCCGTTTCGTAAACAAAAGCTGTTTAATCCGGTACTCAGTGTTATTGATTAAGATTTCCTGTTCTTTAATCATATCGCTGCATTGCCTCCGGTCAGCATTTCAAGGTGGGCCACATCAAAAACCCATACCCTTGTTTCGATTCCTTTTGAGTACCCGATGCCAGCGGGTTTTTTAATCCAGGCAACAGGACCGGCCCCGACTGTATCGCCTGATGCATCTTTAAACAGAATCGGGAGAGTACCTTTTCCTGATTTCTTGTCCACTTGATGCAACAGTGACAGCACCATATTAGAGTCAGCACTTTGCAGCAGGGAGACTTTGACCGTCCCAGAATCGTCATTTGACCGAACCCGCGCCGCTTCTCCATCTGCCCCTTTCGTCAAGGTGAAGCTGTCGTTTGTCTGCTCCACCTCGATGAAAGTCCCGTCTGCAAAACCTGTAATCGTGTGAGTCCCGAAGATGATGGCCACCTCATCAGGATTAAAGTTCGATGTCTTTTTATTTGCCATTTATCCCCTTTAGACTGAGAGTGTGCCAGTGATTGTGACTCCATGAACCGCGTTCCCGACCAGAGCCCGAAATGTGATATCTGGAAAAAGTCTTGCTGTTTTACTTGCTGTTGCGATATCTGAGACGTTCGGAATCGTCAGCGTGTAATCAAGGTCTGTTGTCGTATCGACATCTGAAAGCGGACTGATAACTGATCTCTCAAGTGCCAGAGACAAAACCTTCCTAATTGCAGATTCAATAACCGCGAGACCTGCGTTCGTGTACGGTATCTTTTGAAGAGTCACCAACTGAGTGAAGACCGCCTCTTCCATCCTCGCGTCTAACCAGTCAACCCCGCGCGTGACATCGATAAACCGGCCCGAAGCCATGACACCTTCCGAAGTATGGCTGACCCCTGCGGTCGTGACATAGATGTTCGCGTTTTTGCCTTCTGCGTATCCTCGTTCGGCTGAGTCCAGATAGGCCGATGTTGCTGCCACGATTCCGGCCAGCGTTTGAAATTTCCAAGTGATCGACCCTGGATTATCTGGAAGACACGAACCCGCCCAGGCCGCACCAGGGAATTTAAACCGGGCATGTGCGGTGATTGTTCCGGTTGCTGATCCATCCGCTGCCCCGACTGCCGCGTGAGTCCATGTGTCAGCAGTTGGAACAGTGAGAACCGTTACATCACCGTTGAGAACTGAAGCGTCTGCCCCCGCGTCTGTTGCCCCCGCGATCAGGACAACATCCCCGACCCGCAGAGTGTGAGCCACTTTTGTCCCGGTCGCAATCTCCGAAGATACCGCGATTGAGGTCACTGCAATCTCAACCCCTGCTTCATGTGTCCAGATCAGAGCCGTCCGGGTGTAGCCCGCGGCTTTAAGGACATACGCGAGGTCATCGACTGCCGATGTGATTATGTCCGCATCCTCAACACCAATCACCATGATTTTCGCCTGTGTTTCGATCCAGGCAGCCGCCAAAAGAACAGCGGCCTCTGTCCGGTCTGTGAGAATCAGACAGTACCAGTCATTGTCCTCAGCAACTATGTTATTGAGGGTTGCTGTCAAGTTCGCGTCACCCGCTGCCACTCTGCCGACTTTGACCTTTTCGATTGCCTTGCCCCATTTGGTTGTCTGGGCAAAGAGAGCGTTTGCGGCCTTATAGACCAAAGTCGTTGAGGCGAAATCCACCGCAACCGCTGTGATGGTGGCGTATTCTTTTGTCCGGTCTGTAAAAATCGCGTGTGTGACTTCGGGAATGATCAAAGGAACCCCGAAACCCGCCTGAGTGACCTTGGCATCTGCCACACTTATCGATACACTGACATCATCTATCGTCATGTTTTCCTCTTATAGTTCAGTTTCGGCATCATCGATGTATGTGCCAGTAATTGCGGAACCTGTCTGCTGCTCAATAAACGGAATATCTTCCGAGACTTCACCCACATAATTCAAAGTAAGTTCGCAGATCGCCCGTCTTTCGTGCTTGTCGCCCAAATAAACCCCAACATCCGAAAAATCCGTTGTATCAAGGAGACTGAACTCGTTCGTTTGCATGTAGTCCTGTTGCTGTACCAGATAGAGCCTTTCCAGAAATTCGTTGCAGAATAGACGGGCAACTTTGTCCACCACATCGACTTTCTTCTTTTGCTTGATAAGGATCTGAGACTCAGTGAGCGTGAAAAAATTAATCTCCACCGTTGCTTTCTTGACTCTCTGAATCGTTTCCGTGATTTTTGTCGTCGGGTAATCATCTGAATCATTGTAGATTTTTAGCGGCATCCCGAGACCCTGTTCCCCGCCAATTTTGAAAGTCGCGTACGGTTTTTTCGGTCGCTTTCCGTCCGGGTCCGACATGATCGCAGCCGTTAAGTCAGGCAGAGCCAGTTCAATTAATCCCGAAATTTTAGCCGCTGTGATCATTCGTCCTCGATATTGTCTGCTTCACCACTGCGAAACGCTTTTCCTTCGGTGTACGGACCCCAATATGAGAAAGATTCAATAGTGAAAATCTTTCCGGCCCGGATAAACTGTTCTTTCCCTTGGATCTCTTCAGTCGTCCAGAAATTAAGCCATTCCTCAGATCTGTAACCTTCGGGGAGTGATTTAATTTCTTTGTCTGACATCGGCTGAAGATGCAGATTGATTGTGCTTGTTTCTGTATCGCCTGGAACCCAAATGCCGTCTTCCCATGCACCGTCTGAATCTTCTTTCCAGAGAACATAGGGATTTGACTTGCGTTCTACTATTCGGGCAATTTGACTCATTGCCTGACCTCTACATCAATAGCGTTCAGCATTCTAGCCTCATTAACCAGCGGAGTATCTGACCCTTTCATCTCAATCGTTGACTCTGCGTTTTCTGCCAGGTTCAAGGATCGTGACGTTATCCCGTTTTTGATAGTCGTCTGAAGATATTCACCCCATGCTTGCAAAGCCATTTTCTTTCCCATCTTCCCATCGAGGACCGCTTTGCCGAACTTCTCGCCCACTTCAGCGATTTCTTTTTCATGCATATCAACAGAGCGACGAATGAACGGCCTCTCAGGAACATCAAAACTCTTTTTCCCAATGGTAACTTTAAACCCAAACTCATTTCTGACAGCCTTTTCCAATTCTTCTGCTCCAGCTTCGGCCATGATTCCAACGACAACATGGTCCGACCGATCATCAGTCAAAGCTGACATCATATCGTCCCACCCGAAGTCTTTGTCTTCGATCTCAACCGACATAAAACGGCCTGAATTTGGATTTTCTTATTTCGTAAAACTGCCGACCGTAAACCGTTGACAACAGGTTTTGTTCTGCTGTCGGATTATTGACCGGCATAGTTGCTGTACCTGAAACGGACCCGACTGACTCGCTTGAGTCTGTACCTCGACCTGCTGAGACCTGATCCATCATCGCAGCGATGTGAGCCCCTAACAATCTCCGGGCCACTTTGGTCATAGTCCCGAAATTGTTCTCTGAGACCCTGGCCTCGACTTCCTCAATGACCATCGACTGCTCGGCAGAAGAATACACTTCAAAATTCTCCCTCTCCTTCCGGGCGGTCATCAAAACGTCTTCCCAACTTATTGAGTAATCTGTCATCGAGTCTCAGATTGCAGCCATTTTAAAAACAGGTTGGACGCATCGAGATTGGAGACTTTTACCAGCTCTTTAATGTCTTTGCGTTCAACTTTGTAATCTTCGGCCAGGTCATCATATTTCATTGACCGCTTTTGATTTTTTCTCAGCAGAGAATTAATCTCTTCGCGTACAGTTTTGGTTTCAGCCACCCGTTTTTTCTTTTCAGCGGCTTCGGCCTCGGCTTGTTTCTTTTTTGCAGCGGTTTCCTGTGCCTCAGCCAGCTTCTCTTTGGCCTTGGCTACTGCTTTATCTTCCACAACTTCCGGCTCTGGAACTGACTCTGGAACATCCCCTTTCACAATCAATATTCCCTCATCAACAAACCATGAGAACCGCGAGGGTTTATTTCTTCGCGGCTTAGTCAGGGCCAGATATTCCGCATCCGCAATCTCATTATCACCGGGGCTGAACTTTACAAGCTGACGCCCCGATATTGGCAGAGATTCGGGCCGCTTGGTCGTATTTTTAACAATAACCATTTGGCCTCCTTTTAGATTTCGTAGCACTGAGCCATTGCATCGCTGTAGCGGACAACAACGCCGCCGAAGGCTTTGTCTGATGCGAACTGATACGTCAAACCTTTGACCTGCATCGGCATCCAGTACGGCTGCTCATTGACGAAACACTCGATGACATCAGCGTTGTATGGCCACATAATCGCCATGTCGGTCGAACCTGTGCCAGCACCAGCACAATCAGGAATCACGATGATATCACGGATTCCATATGCTTCCTTCTCGCTCATCAAAAAGCCGAGAATTGTGGTGTCAGAATAAGCCTGCCGTGGAGTCTGAGCCAGTTTATCAAACTGAGCCCTTGGCATACCGAGCATGTTGTCATTACCGAACTGCTCGCGGGTGTTGGTTCTGATGGTTGTGACCATCGTTCCGATATCAACCAGAATCTCGTCGGCTGTCTTGTCGGCTCCGTCCCATTCCTCGGCATTTGCCCCACCTGCTGCTGCGGCTGCTGCTGCGTTAGGAACTGAGGTGTGGTTCAGAAATCCTTTCAGACCCCAATCAGAGTCACCGGCCATAAACAGTTTATAGTCCTTTTGCTTGTAACCGCGATCAACCGCTCTCAACTGCTCAGTCGGTAGAGCAACGCCAGCGTAAGCCGCTTCTCTCAGGTCTTGATTGGTGTAGTAATAACCCAATTTCGTATAGACAACCGGGTTTGAGAATTCAGCACCGTGAGCGTTTGCCATCGGCATGTCACCCGCTGCACCGCTTGAGCTCATAACAGCCTCACCGGTTGAATCATACATCCGGTAAGTGATATATTTAACACCCGGTTTGATGGGTTTGGTCGGGACTAATTTCTTCCATAAATCCAATGGTTTATAGAGAGTTTCGAAGCGTCTGCTTTCCAGCTCCTCAAGCTGTCTCTGAAAAATTAATCCTTCGTCTGCGTCTAGACGATCCTGACGCTTGCCGCCGAGATCAGCGATTTCCTGGTCTGATGCATCTTTGTGATAACAGTTCTCAAATCCAGGCTTTGCAAACCCGACCTTCATCCATTCAGCTTCCCTCAATGCTTCCTTGAGGTTTCTGGCTTCACGATCACCGAAATGGTCGCCCTGGGTGATGGCTTCCATCGCGTAGGCATCGGAACGGATCTGATTGAAAAGTCTTTCGTATGTATTCATATCATCTCCTATTCGTGAGTGTGGCCAGCGGCACTAAAAGCCTGGTGCATCATGGCTCCCATTGTGAAATCGACATCAATCGGGATGATCTGTCCGGTTGTGCCTGCTTCAACAAATCGAGCCGGAATTGCAATGGCTTTATCAGTGTCAAGGTCGTTGCGGTACGTGTAGACCGTTGAACTTCCCCCGGTCGTGTGAGTAAAATAAACCAAATCCCCTTTTGCAACCGTGTCGGTGATCAACACAGCGATTCGGCCTTTGATCAGGACTGAACAAGGGTCTTCGTCAGAAATCATCCTGACACCCGTTGAAATAGTCTTTTCCAGGGATTGATTCTTGATCGCGATTCCCCGCAGGTCTTCCCAATCTGATGCTTCAGCCGCCGAGTCCAGTAGTAATACCTGATCATCTGCGGTTCCTTTTGCCAGCACTACTCCGACATCAAAGTCGGTGGCGTGTTCGCTGACATAGGTCTCGACAATGTTATCGAACCCGATCAGCTCACCGGCAGCGTACTTATTGCGATATTCGCTATGGGATGTCTGCATTAGTTCCCCCTCTGTGAGCGAGTTAAAGGATCTTCCCCGTCAGAGCGGGTGCTTGTTTGAGCGTTTTCCAGATTTTCTCTGGACTTGATGACCTTGGCCTGGTGTTCCCAATTCTCGGTCAACTGGTCCCACGCTGCATCCATGTAAGCATCAGAAGAATCGAGCTTGTCTTCTTTCCACTTACCGGTTTTCAGCAGGATGTCCCGTTTGGTGGCCTTGTTCACTTCCTCGAAACTGCCGCCTTCAGCCAGTTCGATTCCGGCCTCTTTCGCCTTGGTCATGATTTCGGCTCTCTCTAAAACAAGAGCATCCATCCTGTCGGCTGAGACCAGACCTTCAGCGGTCTTTTTTGCTTCTTTGTTCTCACTTTCCAGACCGTCAACCTTGGCCTGAAGGGTGTCTTCCCGTTTTGTCGATTCCGTCAGGGCATCAATAAAACGTTTCTCGCGACCGATAAGAGCCTCGACAGAGCCGTTGTGCTCTTCGGGAATCTCCACGGTCATCGCGTCCATTTTGAAAACACCGACTTCAATGGACCCGATTTCGCGTTTGATGATCGTCATAATTTCTTCCTCTTTATGAGATTCGTGAATATCACTGAGGGCTGAATTTGAATCTAGGCGGATAGAACAGCCCTCGCCGGCTCTACCCTGTTTTACCGACGCCAGATGATTGTACTGAATGTTTTTCTGGCGTTTTTGGTACTTTGTTCCCTGAAACTCTCCCTCTTCGTCCATCACATCGCAGGAATACCCGCAGGAAAGTTCAAGGCGTTTATCTTGTAGAATGGATTCAATCACCCCTTTATCGTGAACAGCGAGGGAAGCAACAACAAAGTCACCATCTCTGCGGACGTTCTCGCCGGTTGTACCATGCATGTGTTCTTTGGCATCTTCCGGGGTCAGTAATTTGCCGGGGTGGTTGTAGGTGAACGGCAGCATCTTCAGAGAAGACAGGGAGTCCTCTTTGAATACATCATCGGGGTGGCGTAGTTCGCCCCACTTGTTACCGCTTTGGTCGGAATAATAGAAGACACCGGCCCGGGTGGGTCGGGTTTCGTCGAAGTGTAGAAAGCCGTTGGAATCCTGTCGCCAGGACTTAGCTTGAAATGTGTCGTATCGGGTTTGTTTCACTGATAGTCATCGCTAACCATCTCCGATAATGGGTCCGAATTAAGTTTAAG